CTTCGACTTTGAGAGCAAATTCAGCATTGTTACTGAAGGCATGACATTAGAGCGCAAGAATAAGGATGCTGTAAAAATTAAGGTTGAGGACAGCCCGAAGATGATGATAAGCACAAACTATGCTATCAAGGGAGAGGGTAATAGTCACGATAGACGTAGGCATGAGATTGAAATATCACAATACTATGGCAGAAAATTAACACCCTATGATGAGTTTAATAAACAACTTTTCGACGATTGGGATTTAGCAGAGTTTGAACGCTTCGACAATTACATGGTCTTATGCCTACAATTATATCTTCAGAATGGATTAATTAAACAGGATGCGAAGAATATTAAGCTACGTAAGTTTATTGCTGAATCTTCGATGGAGTTTTACGAATGGGTTAGAGATACTGAAAATGTTTCATTAAACACAAGGCACGACAAAGTTACCTATTTTAATAATTTCATTGATGAATACCAAGACTTTAAGAAGTGGCTAACTCGCAAGAAATTTAATATCTGGATACAGAAATATTGTGCTTTTGCAGATTTGGAATACAATGATGGTAACTCAAATGGAATGAAATGGTTTACCATAGGAAAGGAGGTAGATGATGATCCAATCCCTTTTTAAACTGCGAGATTATCAGCAGTACTTGTCGGATAAAGCCTGCACAATATTGAGCCAAAACAGAATGGTTTACTTTTCGATTGAAGTTCGATGCGGAAAGACCCTGATAGCCTTAGAAACCTGTAAGAAATTTGGTGCCAGTTCTGTTCTGTTTATTACTAAAATCAAGGCATTTCAGTCTATACAGTCAGACTATGATAATTTTGGATATACATTCAATATTGAAATAATCAATAAGGAATCAATACATAAGATTAATCATAATAATTTTGATGTTGTGATCTATGACGAAGCGCACCAGTACGGAGCGTTCCCGAAGGCAGGAACAAACCAAAAGATTATGGTTAAACGGTTTGCAAATATACCCTGTATTCTGATGACCGGCACAAGCACGCCTGAATCATTTTCACAAATATATCATCAGCTTCAGCTTTCAAGCAATAGCCCCTACAAAAATTATAAAAACTTTTACCAATGGGCAAAGGACTATGTTCAAGTCAAGCAAAGGAACCTGGGCTATGCCGTTGTAGCCGATTACAGCGATGCGGATGCTGTACGAATCATGGCAGATGTAAATCCATTTACTTTACGGTTTACCCAAAAGGAATCGGGGTTTGTCAGCAAGGTAAATGAAACAGTATTGACCGTAAAGATGCAGGACAGAACCTATGAAATTATTAAAAGATTAAAGCGCGATTTTGTTGTAACCGGATCAAAAGGTGTAATTTTAGCAGACACAGGAGCCAAACTCATGCAGAAAGAACACCAGCTTACAAGCGGAACGGTTAAGCTTGAAGATGGGACATTTATTATTTTGGATGATACCAAGGCAAGGTTTATTTTGAACAAATTTAAGGATGATAAAATAGCAATATTTTATAAGTATGTTGCGCAGTTACAGAACCTTAAAAATGTTATTGGCGATAGACTTACCACAGATTTGGATGAGTTTAACAACACCGACAAATGGATTGCCTTGCAGTTTGTATCAGGCAGGGAAGGAATTAATCTAAGCAAAGCAGATTATTTGGTCATGGCTGAGATTGATTTTAGTGCTGTAACCTATTGGCAGGCACGCGACAGGATGACAACTAAAGACAGGGCAGAAAATTATGTCTACTGGGTTTTTGCTGAAGGAGGTATGGAGTTAAAGATTTATAAACTTATTCAAAAAAAGAAAAATTTCACATTAGCGCACTATGACAGAACAACAGGTACAAAGCAAGATTATCAAGCGATTAGAGGAGCAGGGGTGGTACGTAATAAAATTAATCAAAACCAATCGTAATGGAATACCTGACCTGGTTGCATTTAAGGATAATGACTTTCAATTTATTGAGGTCAAAACAGAGTCGGGGAAGTTGTCAGAATTGCAGAAGTTTAGAATAGAGGAGTTAAAAAGTAAAGGATTTAAAGTATATGAATTACGAACCTGAAGTATTGCCATTGAACGTAAACGGCAGAGGTAAACGATATGGCAATCGTCACTCAAAAAAAACCATAGGTTTAGCATTAGAGTATTGTATAGGTAATAATATACCTCCAACCCAGGGCGCCAAAAACCTAAATTTTGCAATGCCGACTATTGCCGACTGGATGACTAAGTACTGGTTTTATAAGAGAGTAGACAACCCAATAGTATTAACATTAAAAAGTAAAATATGATACCAGATGAAGATTTAGCAAAGGCTTTCCTGATAGTTGATAATATTAATTCAGGAGAAGTGATTAGTATAAACAGGATTGCAGAAGAAAAACGCGCCCTATTCATCCGCTGCATCAAACAAAGGATAGATACTTTGAATGATTGCGAGTTTAATAATGATTATACAAAAATTAGGAAGTTATCTAATAATTGTATATTTACATAAATCAGTGAAAATGCAGTGAAAAAAATAAATGCTTAGGAATAAGATCATAACTGAGTTTTGGGAATCAAAGTCAGTCAATGAGGCATTTGAAAAGATGCAGCCAGTCGAACTACAAGCGGATTTGAAATCCGAAGTGTTTTTAATCCTCTGCGAAATGGAGGAGGAGAAGTTGATTGGCTTGTATCAGCGAAACGAATTGAAGTATTACATGGTTCGGATTATGCTTAATATGATCAAAAGTGACCGAAGCAATTTTTTTAAGAATTACAGAAACTATACAGAACTGTTGGAGAATGATCAGGAGGTTCCAAGCGTGGAAACGGATCCAGAGGAATCTTATCAGAAAATAGAATTACATTTGCAGAACCTTCATTGGTACAACCGGGAACTGTTCAAATTATACGCCTTAGATTTTAAAAAAAATGCGAAAGAATTAAGCCGAAAGACTGGAATCCCTTATATGTCAATTGTTAGATCAATCAATAAGACGAAAGCCGAGATTAAAAAGAATATCAAAAAATGATTTTATCAATTATAACCGCTATCTGTGCATCGCTATTTTTTACGGAGATCCATAATCTTCATGTTAGATGGAAAATCAATTTCAAGCCTTTTAATTGCGGAAGTTGTCTGGCTGCCTGGTCAGCGCCATTACATTACTATGCCCCTGAATTGATTCAAGAAATTACAAGCACGATTTTTATAGCTGGATTCTGTGCGCCTATTATCACTAAATTAATGTGGAGTTTATGGAAATAAAACAAGAGCATCGAGATTGGCTAATTGCTAATGAAAGCAATTATGAATGTGCAAAGAATGGCTATATCAGAAACTTAGATTTGCCGGTACTACAAATGTATGAGCATATTTACCGATTATATCTGGATCGAAACTTCCTGCTTTCGGTTTGGTGCGGTAATTGTAAGTACGATATGATCATGAGGCTTTATAAATGGTTTGAAAAACAATGAGAATACTTGCAATTACAAGCAAAACAAGCGGAGTTGGTTATCATAGGATAATGATGCCGATTGCAAACATGCAGAAAGATTATTGCTTAATGACCGATACAATAAGCGATGAAACATTTGATAGCAATTATGATATCGTGGTTATGAATCGGATGTTGGCAAACATAACGCCAGATCAGATGGATGCTTGGCGCAAAAAGCATGGGTTTAAATTGGTAGTTGATAATGATGACTACTGGCATTTAGATCCTTCGCATATTCTGTATGAAAGCTACAAAGCCAACAAAGTAACCGAGCAAATCATGGACTGGATTAGGATCGCTGATCTTTGCACTTGCACTCATGAACGATTAGCGGATGAGATATACAAGCTGAATTCAAACGTGGAGATATTGCCAAATGCAATTCCTTTTGGAGAGGAACAATTTATTTTAGATAAAAAGCCTTCTGATTTGGTGCGCTTATTCTGGTCGGGATCCGGCACACATGGCAAGGATTTGAACATTCTGCGCAACCCAATGAAGCGGATAAACTTTCCGGTTAGAACTGTGATTGCTGGTTATAATGAAGGCGAAAAACATATTTGGGATGGCATGATTTCAGCGTTTACCAATGGATTGAAACTGAACCCGACAATTTACAATTACAATCAGGTTACCGAGTATATGGCAGCTTATTGCGACTCTGATATTAGTTTGATTCCTTTGGTAGATAATAGATTCAACATGATGAAATCAAATCTGAAGGTTTTGGAAACCGCATCAAAAAAGAACCCAGCGATTGTGAGTAATGTGCATCCGTATAAAGATTTGCCAGTATGTTATGTGAATAATCAAAAGGATTGGTACAACTGGATCCGGTTATTGACTTTTGATCAGGATGCCAGGATCCAATACGGCAATGATCTTTACGATTACTGCAATATTCATTTCAATCTGCACGAAGTAAATAAGAGAAGGTTTGCTATTTATAAAAAACTTTATGCCAGTAATTAAATGCAGTAACGGAATGTATCGGATTGGATCCGGTGCATGTATCTTTGACACAGAGGAGAAAGCGCAGTCAGTCTGGGCGGCGATTAGAGTTTCAATGGTTGATAGTTACAATGACTATCCAGAGGCGGCGAAAGCTAATGCCAGGAGAGCCTTAAATATTAAGAAGGAAAACGATAAAGGTTGCGGAACTTTAGTCGGCTGGACAAGGGCAAACCAGATTGCTAAAGGCGAAAACATCAGCAGAGAAACGATTGCCAGAATGTCAAGTTTTGAAAGGCATCGTGAAAACTCAAAAGGAGATCCTAAAGAAGATTGCGGTGCATTGATGTGGTTAGCATGGGGAGGCGATGAGGGCATTGCTTGGGCGCAGAGAAAACTTTCAGAAATAGACAAATGAACAACTTTTACCATAGCGGCGCAACTGGAGATGTGATCTATGCTATGCCTACGATCAAGGCATTAGGCGGAGGCATTTTCAATGTAAATTTACCAGATGATTTGTATAATACGATTCTGCCATTATTGGAATCTCAGGAGTATATTCACGAAGTTAAAAAAGGAAGGGAACTTTCTGGTACAGTTTATGATTTAGATAAATTTAGAAATAACGATCATTTGCATTTAACTCATTTAGTACAGTTACATCTTCAGAGTTTTAATATTATTGACGATAGTTGGAAGCAAGGCTGGTTGAAAGTTGAGCCGATAATCTCAAATAATAGCTTCATAAATGTAACTGAACGATATCGAAATGACTATACGGATTGGATCGCAGAGATAAACTTTTTAAAGGACAATTCCGATAAGGTTTATTTTATTGGTTTTGAATCGCAGTATGAGCCTTACAAGCATTTGATTGAAAGGTATGAGATTAGGGACTATTTAGAACTCGCGCAATTACAAGCCGGTGCAAAATATGTCAGCGGAAACCAGTCCAGTTTTATGGCAGTAGTTCAGGGATTAGGCAGAGATTACAGAATGAGCCAAGCTGCCGGACATACAAATTGCACTCAATTTTTACCAAAAGAAACACTAATATGATGTCAGACAAAGAATTTTTAGCAACAGAATTAGAGAACGGAATTGGGATGCACAATCCTGATTTTAAAGAGTTAGCACGATTAACTGTTGAGCAGATTAAAGACTTAGAAATTACAACAGTACTGGATTATGGTGCCGGGACTGGAGTTTATGCAGATGCTTATCATCAGGCAGGGTATGATATAAAAGCCTTTGAGGTATTTAAAGCGCATAGGGATTACATGAAAGAGCATGTACCTCATATTCACATATTAAAAAATCCGATTACAACCGATTTGCTGCACTTTATTGAAACTGCGGAACACATGACAGACAAGGAATTGGATTCTTTGTTTAATATCATTGCCCCAAAGTACGTTTTATTCAGTTCCACATCCGAGAAAACAGATAATGATATCCCTTGGGGGCATATCAATATAAAAGAACAAGCAGAATGGGATTTATTTTTTGAACTTAAAGGCTATTTCAAAGTTCGGGATTTATCTCTGCCGACAACTTGGAGTAAATTATATACTATTTATTAATCATGCCAAACCTACAAAACTTAACGCCTTGGAAAAAAGGTCAAAGCGGTAACCCGAAAGGGAAGGATCGCAAGTATGTGACTTTGTTGAAAGAGCAGGGTTACAGACTTGGCGAGATCAACGATACTATTCAGGTAATGATGTCAATGACTATCCAAGAATTGAAAGGCGTATATGATCATCCTGATGCTACGATCTTAGAGAAAACGATTGCCAATGCGATGAATAAGAGTTTAAAAAATGGCAGTCTTTACAGTATGGATACGTTACTAACCAGAGTTTACGGAAAACCAAGAGAAACTATTGATACAAATAATCAAACAGAACTAAAGGGAAAGATAGAGGTAGTGATAAGCAAAAGCGAAATCCCTTTATCAAACAGAGAAACGGATGTAGATGTTAGCAGATAATCAATTATTCCAAACAAGCGTTGTTTTTGAAAGCAACCGCAACTCCTTATGTGACATTGTTGTTAATCAAGGAGGAACATCAAGCGGTAAGACTTATAGTATTTTGCAAAATCTATTTCTTTATGCTATTGAGGATAATAATCAAGTAATAACAATAGTAGGGCAAGATATTCCAAACTTAAAGGTGGGTGCGTTAAGAGATGCACAAACAATCGTAGAAAACTCTGAAATTCTTCAGTCATTTATTGCTGATTATAACAAAAGCGATAGAATTTACTATTTTGTAAATGGTTCTATAATGGAGTTTAAAAGCTATGATGATGCGCAGGATGCTAAGTCTGGGAAAAGAGATTACTTATTTATAAACGAAGCTAATGGTATTACAAAGGATATATTTGATGAATTATACATTAGAACAAAACGTAAAACCTATTTAGATTACAATCCTAATACAGAATTTTGGGTTCATTATGAACTAATAGGAAAACCAAATGTAGAGTTAATTATAAGCGATCATAGGCACAACCCTTTTCTTGATGATAAAATACATGAGAAGATAGAAGCGATTGATGATTCGGAATTGTGGAAAGTATATGCCAGAGGATTAACCGGCAAATTAGAAGGAGTTATTTTTAGGGATTATAATGTTATTTCAAATGTTAGTACCGATGCTAAATTATTAGGCTATGGATTAGACTTTGGATTTACAAATGATCCTTCTGCGCTTATTGCAGTTTATAGTCAAAGCGGAGAATTAGTTTTGGATGAATTGATTTATGAAAAAGGTCTTTTGAATGTTAAAATATCTGATAGAATGAGAGAATTGTCAGTTTCAGGAAGAATTATTGCAGATTCAGCAGAGCCTAAAAGTATCTCGGAGTTGCAAGGGTACGGATGGAATGTTGAACCTGCTTCAAAAGGTAGAGATAGTATAAAGCAATCAATAAATATACTCAAACGATATAAATTAAATGTAACTCAAAGAAGTCACAACCTTAAAAACGAGTTGAACAATTATAAATGGAAGCAAAATAGAGATGGAAGGCTTGAAAATGAGCCAGTCGATTTTCTCAATCATAGCATTGATGCGGTGCGATATGTATGTTTGAATATTCTAAACAATGTAACTGAAGGAAAATATAGCTTTGTTTAAACT